ATGCCGTTGTGCCATCAATCAGCATCTTTTCAACTTCGTTCATTTTTTAGTGACCGCAAATAACTCTACGCGTTCTCTTGCTACTCGCAAAGTGTTGTACCGCTGATGTAGGCGTTGCAAAATAGACCAACGCTTTTCATTTTTTTTCTCTGATTTAAGCAATTCCAATACTTCTTCTTCACCAAGATTAGACAAAATAGTCGTTAAAGTTCTCCAACTATAGTCACTTGCTTTAGGCGTTTGTTTAATCCAATTCATTTTTAATTCCTTTCAAGGGATTTAGTGTAACAGATTTATTGATAGTGCAACAAATTTATTTAAGTTCTTCAATTGCAATGTCTGAAATAGCCCTTTTATTAGCCAAAGCCTCCCAGATTCGTTCGTCAATCGTTTTATTTGTTAATAGGATATAGCACCAAACATCATGCTTTTGCCCTCCTCTATGCAATCTGCCTATGGTTTGCTCAAACAATTCTAAGCTCCAAGGCAAAGATACAAACACCATCTTGCTACCACCATGCTGAAGATTTAAGCCATGCCCAGCGGACTTGGGGTGAATCAATAACAACTCAATCTTGCCCTCATTCCAACGCTCTATAGCCTTATAGTCATTGATTGTCTGGGCGTGAGGGTAGCGGCGTTTAAGTTCTTCTAGTTCTTCTTTGTAGTTGTAAACAAGTAACGTATTAGCGTGTTGATTCTCTGATAAAAGATCGTCTAATGATTCAAATCGGTGATCTGAGAACCATACCGGTGTTTTAACTGAATCAAACTGCCCTGCGGTACTAGAGGGTGTTCGTTCTGTGTGATAACAAAAGCCTGATGCCATCTGTTGTAGCTTCTGAGTTACTACAGCCGAATTAGCCGCAATAATTTGCGCTTCTGGAAATTGGTAAACAAAGTCCCTTTTCATTTTTTCGTATGGCTCGCGGTCTGACAAACTACAACGTATCTCTACTGTATGCAAAGGTGGGAGCTTGTCTTTATACTCGGCTGACTCTAATAAGAAGGTGGCTGGGCGAATCTTCTGCATCACGGCTTCTAATGCGCCCAGCCGAGGTTGCCAATCGCCGAAGTCACGATTGACACACACAAAGTACTGCTGTAGGAACGCTCCTTTGCTCCTACCTAATAGGGTTTGATCTATCACTTTGCATTGACCAAATACATCTTCTAAACCATTAGATGTAAAAGAGCCGGTTAATCCCCAGCGAAACTTAAAACGATCAATTACTTTAAGTAGGTGTTTATACCTAGTACCAGAAGGATTTTTGAGCTTGGTCAGTTCATCAAATACGATGCCATCAAACCCTGCTAAATCGGGCAAGGTTTGGATATTGTCGTAATTGGTTACAACGATCTGCGCTTTGGATTTGAAGGCTTCTTGACGTTGTTTAGGCGTTCCTACCGCTATTGCCATCTTCATCTTGGGAGTCCACTTAGCCAACTCTTGCGCCCATACATCGGTGCAAACCCGTTTAGGCGCAAGAACAAGCCAGCGATTGACATGATGGTCGTTATATAGGGCTTGCATAGCGGTTAAAGCGATGGCAGTTTTACCAGCGCCAACCGATGCAAGAATCATTGCCCTATCGCGCTCATATAAGAAATCAACTGATTGCTCTTGATAATCGCGTAGTTTCATAGTTTTATACCTGCCGCCCATTCATTAATGGCTTCGGCGGTGTTTAGCAACGCATATTGTTGCTTTAACGCAATCATTGATTCAGCAAACAGTTCTTGCATAGGGGATATAGAGCCGCCTTTAGGACGCTTCAATTCTACAAACCAAGTATCACCATTAGGCAAACAAGCTATACGATCTGATACCCCGCGCTGTGTAGTGGTCTTGAACTTAAAGGTTCTACCGCCCATTATTTCCACCTGCCATATAAAGTAATTTTCAATTTCATGTTCTTTTAATGCTTTTGTTTTTCTTGTCATTTTGTAAATATATCATAAAATCTGTTGCGTAACGGATTTGTTTGTGTGTATACTGGACGTTCTAAATAAATTAATGCTAAAGATAAAGGTTAAAAGATCATGGCTAATCACTCATCTATCGTAGGCGGATCAACCGCTTCACGCGTTATCAACTGCCCCGCATCGGTGGCATTGGTAGCCAAGATGCCTCCCCAAAAATCCAGCAAATACGCTGATGAAGGCACATTACTGCATAACATCATTGCAGAAGTATTAGATAAAGGCGTTACGCCCGAATCTTTACTTGGCACAAAATACAAAGCCCATACATTTACACAAGCGCTATTAGATGAAAAAATTAAGCCTGCATTAGAACGCTTTGCAGAAGTTGATCCTAATGGTGAAATGGAGTTTATGGTTGAAACCGAAGTTCACTTTGATAAGTTTCTTGATGGTGTTTTTGGTTCTGGCGATGTATTAGGGAAACTACCTAATAGGGCTGTTGTGCTTGATTGGAAGTTTGGCGCGGGTGTTATCGTTGAAGCCGAAGAAAATATGCAGGGGATGTTCTATGCGGCGGCGGCTATGCGTACACCTGAAACCAAATGGATATTTGAAGGTGTAGAAGAAGTTGAAATTATTATTATTCAGCCTCCTATGATGAAACGCTGGGTGACTACTCCTGCTCGTATCAAAGAATTTGAAATTGAATTAGCAAGTGCAGTTAAAGAATCGGCTCATGCTTCCGCTACTTTAAAGGTAGGCTCACATTGCAAATGGTGTACAGCCAAACCAACTTGTCCTAAGATAACAGGTGAAGTAGATCGTGCCTTGATGGTTCAATGGAAAAACATTGATCCTGTGATGGTAGGAAATTACTTACGCAATGCCGACATTCTTGAAGGCTGGATCGCTGACCTCAGATCGTTAGCGCATCAGATGTTAGAAGAAGATATTGCTATAAAAGGTTACAAATTGGTAGCTAAAAGGGCTACTAGACAATGGGTTAGCGAGGACAAGATGTTGCTGAAGATGGCAGAACTTGGACTTGATCTAACTGAGCTAATAGAGGAATCTATTATTTCCCCCGCCAAAGCTGAGAAGGTGCTTAAAAAACACAAGCTCGAATTGCCAGAGGAATTAGTGGTGGCTGTTAGTTCAGGCAGTACGTTGGTTGAGGACTCTGATCCAAGACCAGCGGTATTACAAATTGGGAAGCAAATCACCGCCGCCCTTTCAAAATTAACTTAATCTCAGGAATAAAATAATGTCAAATTTAACTACATTTAAATCAGCAGGACTCCCAGCAGTACAGGACTTAGCTAAAGCACTTCGCGCTAATCTTTCCAAAACCAATGATGTTGGTGTTGTTATCGCTAAGATGGACAAGACAGGGCATTGGACTTTTGGTGCAGATCAAACAGGTGTTGAGAAGGATTCTGAATGGGCTATTAACCCTTTCTCTTTCGTTCACGGCTTTGTAGCTTGGGGAGCAGGGCAGTTACTAGGCGAGAAAATGGTTTCAGTTACACAACCATTGCCAGCATTAGAAGCCGCGCCTGATGGCGCTCCTAAAGGTTGGGAGCAACAGATTGGGTTTGCAATGAAATGTATGTCTGGGTCTGATGAAGGCTTAGAAGCACGTTTCGCAACAGCTTCTTTGGGTGGCAAACGTGCAGTACAAGAGCTAGGTACAGATGTGTCAGAGCATATTATTGCTGATCCATCTACACCAGTAGCGATTGTTAAGCTGAAAAGCTCCCACTATGTTCACGACAAGTTCGGTAAGATTTTTATCCCTGAATTTGAAATCCTTAGTTGGGTGTCGATGGATGGTGGTAGCGATGAAGAACAACCTGAGTTGGAGCTTGATGAGCCTTCAATGGTTGAAGAAGTAGAAGCAGTAGCGCCAACGCGCCGCCGTAGAGCAGTTTAAGTAATATGGGGTTAGTTCGACACTATTCAGCTTGATTACACGAAGTGGAAAGACTAAAAAGACTTACTGACCCCACCCAATTTACTAAAGGAATAATATGAATCACAAAGATCAAATAGTTTTATCTCCTGATGCTCGTAAAGCAATAGCTCAAGTAAAAATGGAGATGGTTAAAGCCGCTGGCGTAAAACTTGAAAATATCTTTCCTAGCCTTGGGGCTAAGAGCGAGAAGATTCACCACACTAAAAGCCTAAGCCATACTCGTAAGGGTTCTGGTAGAAAGCACCAGCAAGGGAAAGCGTAATGGATACTTTTGAGCAAGCAATAGCAAAAATGTGTCCCGATGCAGATAGCTTTGCTTTTATAGCAATGCCTTCTGATGGCGTAGGTGTTGCCGCTATACAAGGCGATATAAGGGCTATTGTTCCGCTATTCGACACTTTATTTTTAGCTTTGAAAGAAGCTATTAGTTTAGAAACTACCCAATCTATCTTAAAAAGACTTGAATGGGTAATTAACAATAAAACCCTCTCTGAAACTCAACGCGAATTTAACAATTAATTACATGACAATCCTTTGGCTTGACTACGAAACAAGATCAAGATGCAATCTGCTAACGGCTGGAGCGTACAACTACGCCCAAGACCCTAGTACTGAGATCATTTACCTTGGCTACTCTTTTGATGATGAAAGAGTAATCATGTGGACTCCAAATGAGCCGTTTCCAAAACGTGTTGCTGACCATTTCAAATCGGGTGGTCAAATACGCGCCCACAATGCCGCTTTTGATCGCCTCATTACTTGGTATGTGCTTTGCCCTTCTTTTGATGTGCCAGAGCCAAAGCTCACAAGTTGGTACTGTACTGCGGCTCAAGCTAGAGCTAATTGTTATCCCGGTTCTTTAGAAGATGCTGGTAGATTTTCTAGTGCCATTATGAAGAAGGACTTTAAAGGCTTACAATTGGTAAGACAGTTGAGTATTCCTAGGGCAGATGGTACATTTAACTATGACCCTACTTTGCTAAGTGAAATGGCGAACTATTGTCGTCAAGACGTAAGAGCTATGCGTAATGTCAGTAAACATATGCGCCAACTCACCGAAGAAGAATTACTTGATTACCATATCAATGAGCGTATCAATGAACGTGGTATCCGTGTGGATGTGCCTTTAGCTAAAGCCGCTACAGCTTACGCCGCAACCGAACTACAGGACGTTGAACAGTTAGTCCAAGAGATTACCAAAGGGGCTATTACCAGCGTTAGAAGCACCAAGATGAAAAGCTGGGTACTAGAGCGCGTTGGTGAACAGGCTAAGAAGCTAATGGTTGTCGTCAAAGATGGCGAAGAAAAAATGTCCGTAGATAAGTCCGTTAGGGCTAATCTGCTCATTCTTGCTGATGAAAATGCGGATGAAGTACCACCAGAGGTAGCAGACGTATTGCAATGCGCTTCTGATATATGGGCATCTTCAGTTGCTAAGTTTACCCGCATGGCAAAGCTGGCTGATCCAGAAGATCAACGAGTACGAGGTGCGTTTATCTTTAATGGCGGTAGCGCTACAGGAAGGGTGGCTTCGTATGGCTTACAGCTACAGAATATGGCTCGTAAGACAGCTAAAGACCCTGAAGCTGTGCGTAAAGCTATGCTTAACAGCGAGAACTTAGTGCCTAATTTTGGCAAAAGCGTAAGCGAAGTGCTTAAAGGCATGATTAGACCCGCATTATTACCAGCAGAAGGCAACGCTTTCGTGGTGTTGGATTGGGCGGCAATTGAAGCTAGGGTAAATCCTTGGCTATCAAAGCGTCCACAAGGGCAAGAAGTATTAGATGTATTCCGTGCTGGCGAGGATATCTACGTTAAAGAAGCCGCGAAGATGTTTAGAGTTCCAGAGGACAAGGTTACGCCAGAACAAAGAACTATTGGCAAAGTGGCTATTTTAGCTTGCGGATATGGTGGCGGTGTGGGCGCGTTCTCTAACATGGGCAGAAACTACGGCATACTTTTGCCAGAAGGCGAATCCAAAGCTACAGTCGACAAATGGCGTATGGCGAACAAATGGGCTGTCCAGTACTGGGGAGATACAGAAGAAGCCTACTTCAAAGCGATGCGCTTTCCTATTAAGGATTCTTTCGTTGCTGGACGCGTTGGGTATTACTTTGACCGCGTTCATCTTTGGTATTCATTGCCATCGGGCAGACTTCTTTGCTATCCTTTTGCGCGGTTTGATGATGATGGCGGTATTAGCTATGCTAAGTCTGCTTGGAAGCCTGAAAGCGATGCTAAAGAATGGTCAAGAGCTAGATTGTGGGCGGGGATTGCAGTAGAAAATGTTTGCCAAGCAACCGCTAATGATCTATTGCGATATGTATTACGTCAGATAGATGATGTAGTTCTAACCGCGCATGATGAGGTATTAATCGAGTGTAAGATAGAGGACGCGCCTGCAAGATTAGAGCAAGCAAAAGAAATTATGTGTACGCCCCCCGCATGGTGTCAGGATTTACCCTTAGCAGTAGAAGGAAAGATATTAACGCGGTATGGGAAGTAGTAAACTAATAAACCAAAAAGCTGAGAACCCCAATAAGATTCTCAGCTTTTCTAACCAGAGATCAAGCTAGAGGACAAGATAATGGCTGACAAAATAATAACACAGAATAATATGCTGACAAATACAGACTTCGTTGAGTATTTAGAAAAATTGGCAGTTGAGGGCGAAACCATGTTGATGGTTTTGCAAAAGCCAGTTACTAGGGCTGGTGAGCCAGTTCTAAATGTCGATAAGACTATTAAATATACTTGGCTACCTCATTTGCCCGAGCATTACAACGGCGTTGGTGCTTGGTATGGCAATACAGGCTCTTACATTATTGACCGCTTTGTTGATGGCAAACTATCCGCTTCAGCTTCAAACTGTGAATATGTAGCGGTTATGGTACTAGACGATATTGGTACGAAGTCTAAGACCCCACCGCTAGAGCCTACTTGGATAATGGAAACATCCCCTGATAACTTCCAATGGGGATATACGTTTGCTGTTGATACGATGCCTACTAAAGGTGAGTTCTGCGCGGCTATTAATGCCATTGCCAAGGCTGGATATACCGATGGTGGCGCTACTAATGCGGTTCGTAACTTTAGATTGCCCGGTTCTGTCAATCTCAAACCAAACAAGGATTCATTTCAGTCTGAACTCATAGAGTTCCATCCAGAGAATGAGTTTAGCTTAGAGCAGATTTGCAGAGCCTTAGACGTTAAGCCCAATGAAGCAGATACCGCTTCAGTTCGTGCTATCAAGGTTGCCGATAATGGCGAGGACGACATTCTCACATGGCTATCAGACCACAACGCTATCCTTGATAGAGCCAACAACACAGGCTGGTATGGGGTGCTTTGCCCTAATGCCCAGAACCATAGTGATAACAACCCTATGGGTCGCTATCACCCTGTAACGCGCTCTTTCAAATGCTTCCATGAGCATTGCACCCATATTACATCGCAAGTGTTTCTAGATTGGGCGGCTGGTCAAGGTGCAGAACAGCATCAAGCTGGCTTGCGCCCTGAGTTGCTAACTGATCTATATACCCAAGCTCGTGCTTTATTGACTCCTTCTAAGATGTTTTCGTCCAATGAAGAACTCATGCGGGAGCTTGATTTAAGGGCTTTAGGGCGTATCCAAAAGGGAGATTGGCATAAGCATTTTGCCTATGTATCTGCTAATGATTCTTACTTTGACTTGGTGAACCGCAGAGAAATCTCTCGTTCTACATTTAATGCTATCTATCGTCATATCGAGTGCCGTTCTATTCATGGTAAGAAGCCCCAAATCGCCGCGTCTATTAGCTTTGATGAACGCCGTGAGTCTGTCAATGCCAAGATACTGGTTAATTTAACCTATGCCGCTGGTGAATCAGTCTATGTTGGGCGCGAAGGCGACATATATGGCAATCGTTGGGTGGATGCTAGACCTAACATTGAAGATACTAAAGTTGGTGACATTAGCCTTTGGACTAATCTATTGGCGCGCTTAGTGCCATCAGAGAAAGACCGCAATCATTTGCTTAATATCATGGCATTTAAACTCAAGAACCCTAAGATTAAGATCAACCATGCAGTTCTTCATGTAGGTGATGAGGGTTGCGGTAAGGATACACTTTGGTCGCCGTTCATCTGGTCAGTCTGTGGCTCAAACCTAAAGAATCGTGGTTACATGGATAGCGAAACCATTGGTTCTCAATGGGGCTATGACCTTGAATCCGAGATTCTGATTATCAATGAGCTTAAAGAGCCAGATGCTTCTACTCGTAGAGCATTGGCTAACAAGCTCAAACCAATCATTGCCGCGCCTCCTGAAATGCTCAATATCAATCGTAAGGGCTTACACCCATACCAAATGGCAAACCGCTTGTTTGTTCTTGCCTTTTCTAATGAGCAGATTCCTATTAGCTTGGCTTCACAAGATCGCCGTTGGTTCTGTATTAGCTCTGATGCACCCCGCATGAGTGATGATGAAGGTAAACAAATCTGGGATTGGTTTAATGCTGGTGGCTTTGAACAGATTACCGCGTATCTATATCAGCGTGATGTTTCTAAGTTCAATCCGGGTGCTACTCCCGCCATGACAGAGTTTAAGACCAATTTGATTGAGCATGGTCGCTCTCCCGCTGAATCCTATTTAGTTGATTTGATGCGTAATCGCTTGTCCGTATTTAAAGATGGCATTTGTGGTAGTCCATTCCATGACTTGTGTGAGCCAATGATAGGGGTTCAAATCCCTCATGGGGTGAAGATACCGCAAGCGGCATTGCTTCATGCGTTTAAAGAGGCTGGCTGGACTGACTTAGGTTTATTGGCTTCTTCGGATTACACGAATAAGAAGCATATCTTTGCTGTCCCTTCGGTGATTGAAGGCAAATCTAAGTCGGAGATTCGCCGTATGGTTGAGCCAAAGCTAACTGCTGTAGAGAATACCAAGCAACCCGCTACTACTGTTCTATCCTTTGACACAATCAAGAGAGCAAGATAATGTACTACACCTATATACATCGCTATCAAGATACTGGGCAAGTGTTTTATGTCGGTATGAGCAAAAATAAACTTCGCATGACTAGCAAACACCGCTCTCATCAACCTCATTGGTACGCCGCTATCGAAAATAAAGAGTGGTTTGCTGAAGCTGTAGCTAATTGGAACACTAAAGAAGAAGCTGAAAGCCATGAGCAACTGCTAATAGCTTGTTTTAGAGATATGAAACACCCTATCATCAATTTAACTAAAGGTGGTGCGGGGCGCACAGGCTTTAAATGGACAGCAGAAGAACGAATTAAACAAGTGCCAAATCAAATTGCGCGGGGTAAAATGGGCGGTAAATCTACATCAGAAGCAAAGCGCATCAGCAGTAAACTCAATGGTAAACTAGGTGGTAGACCGAAACGCTTGGGCTAGAATACACCCCCAAACGCTTGGGCTGAATATTTTATGGAGTTAAATATGAACAAACCAATCAAAAACGATTCAGGCGCAATTAAATACACCAACTTATCTTCGGCTGGTAAAG